GCGCGGAACTACAACGTGAAGGATGGTGACGGTAGTTGTCCGTTGTAACAGAGTTAAATTCGATTTATGACGTATTAAAAGCGAAGTATCCGACTGCAACGATAGCGCGACAAGACGTGCCGACATCACCTGTCGCTAATACGTTTGTCGTGCGCATGCAGTACAACGATAGCAAAACGGAGACTCGGGCTACGTTTTTAAATAGCCGTGAGTTTCAGCTTATCTATTTCGGAAAAAGTTCAGTTGATGCCTTAACGAAGGCCGACGAACTTAACCAACTTTTTCAAAACGATAAATTTGCGATACCAATTAGAGGGTCTTTACGCTACATACGCGTGAAGGCTTTTTCTTATGGAACAGCGTTTAAATCAGCCGGCGGAGTGGAAACGGTAATCGGCGTGCTCCAAACGGAAACGCGCGAGGCTCGCGATTTACCAGCGTATGAAAAAATCATGCAGGTTGGCGTGATGGCTTATACAGACAAGACGGCCGGTACGTGGGGAATTATAGACGGCTCAGATACGCCAAATCCTTACGACGGTTTTACGTTCGATGACATAGAAAGTGGAAAAACAATTTTAGGTAAGGAGTGAATTAAATGGCAGGTGGCTCTTGGGATAAAACAGCATTACCGAATCGCCCAGGTCTATACGCGAACTTTGTTTCTAGCGCAGTTTCACAAATTAGTGGAGGCGAACGTGGCACAGTAGCGATTCCTTTAAAGGCGTTTAATGGCGGATCAGCTTCGGCGAAAACTTTTTATACCGTTACAAACGAGACTGACGCAGGCGTACTTTTCGGTACAGCTAACATTCAATCAATTAAATTCGCACTACAGGGCGGCGCAAAAGAGGTACTCGTTTACACGATGCCTACGTCACCAGTAACGCAAGACTACACAGACATGCGATTGGCTTTCGACACTCGCCCGTTCAACGTATTCGTTTATGACGGCATTGTAGCTTCTACAGAACAGGATAGCACGCTAGTTTGGGTGAAGGCGAACAAAGACGAAGGCAAGCATTTCGCGGTGGTATTCGGTTGTGTATTAGCGGCAGACGATAACGATCCAGCAGTCGGCGATGCTCGCTCGATTCGACTATTGGATGATTACTCCGTCAACTTAATTGAAGGCGTTGTTATCGGAGGAGTTTCGTATAATTCTGCTCAATATGCATCCTATATCGCTGGACTTATCGCAGGTACTCCGATTAACCAATCGATTACTTATCGCGTGGTTCCGGTTGATGACGTTTCTAAGCGTTTGACTAATTCACAGATTAAAACGTCATTGTCGAAAGGCTCACTAGTGCTCACGAATGACGGCGAAAAGGTTAAGGTTGAGCAAGGTTTAACGACTTCCGTTAAGAAGATTCGCGCAACTCGCGCTCGTCAAGCAGTACTTACGGATGTAACTAAGACGGCTAACGATAATTATATCGGCAGACTCGACAACAATGCAGACGGTCAAGCGGCGCTAATCAGCGCAGTAAAGGTGTATCTTGAAACGCTTGAACAAGCGAATGTACTAACGGATATTGCTGTCGGAATTGACACGCAATTTCAATCCGTTGGTGACTCCGTTTTTCTTGCAATTGCATTTACGGAAATTGATTCAATGGAACGTATTTTCTTAACTATTAACGTTTAAAAAGGGGCGGTGAAAATAGATGGCAATGGACGCAACTCGTACTATTTCCGGTAGTTATGGCGAGGTTTGGCACGAAGGTCAATGGCTAACGAATTTTAACTCAGCAGAAGCAGCGGGCGAAATTAATTTCGAAGAAATCAACCGAAGTGGAACTCGCATTGTTGGACAAAAAGCAACTACCGTTACTTTCAGCGGTAACATTAAAGGCTTAAAGGTATCGTCCAAGATGACGAAACTAGTCGGTCAAATCGGCACAGACCGTGGCAAATCTTTCGTTACAGAATTAATTATGAAGTTAGACGATCCCGAAAGTTACGGCGCAGAACGCATTCGGTTAAAGGGCGTTCAATTTAGCAAGATTGACTTAATTAAATTCGAAGCTGGCAGCTTAGTTGAGACTGAGTTACCTTTCGTATTTACAGGCTACGACTTACTAGACGAAATCAAAGAAGCGTAATCATGGCGGGCCTAGTGCCCGTCTTTTAATTCGAAAATTACCTGGGAGGGTTATTATAAATGGCGAAAAAAGATGCACTATCAGCGTTTCTTAGCGCAGACATAAACGTACAACAAGGCGTACTTATCAAAAGGCTTGGCGTGGAATTGGCCGTGAAAGCAATTGACGGTAAAACCATCGCTCGCATAACAGAGCAAGCTACGCACGGAAAGACGCTAGACGAGCAGAAATTTGGCGCACTCATCATCGCAACAGCTTGCGTGGATATTAACTTTGGCGATGCAAAAATGCTCGAGAAATACGAAGCGTCCGATGCAGGAGACTGCGTTCAAAAGGCATTGCTTGCGGGTGAAATCGCAAAGCTTACTCAAGCCATCATGGAGATTAGCGGATTTGACGATATTAATGCGCAGATTGATAACGCAAAAAACTAATTAAAGCCGGGGGAGAAGCGCTAATAGTACACAGCATTTTCCAACGGCACCATATACCGCCGGACGAAGTTTACCAAAAAGAAATACGACATAGGGCGTTTATGTATGCGTCTATGGAAATCGTACTTGAAGAAGAAGCGAAAGAAAGGAGGTAGCATATGGCATTCGACTTAACAGCTGCGCTCAGATTGAACGATGTCAACTTCACTTCCGGAATGAGAAGCGCAAGACGTAGCATGGGCGGACTGCGTAGTGGCGCAAGCGAAGTAGTAAAGCAATTAGGGCTTATTACCGGAGCGGCGGGCGCTGTCGGTGTGGCGTTTCTGTCTGTAAAAAAGGCAATGGATTTCGAGACACAAATGAGTACGATTAAAGCTTTAACCGGAGCCACAGGTGCTGAAATGAAGCAAATGACGGACTTAGCGATGGAAATGGGCGCAAAGACGAAATATAGCGCGTTAGAGGCGGGTCAGGGTATCGAAGAATTACTTAAAGCGGGTCTAACGCCGGCAGCCGTAAAGGCGGGCGGACTAGAAGCGGCATTGAATCTCGCAACAGCAGGCGGACTAGACTTAGCGGAAGCATCCGAAATTATGTCCACCGCATTAAATGCGTTCAAAGATGACGCAATGACAGCGGCACAGGCGGCAAATATCCTGGCAGGTACGGCTAATGCTTCGGCCACTGACGTTCACGATTTGCGATACTCACTGTCGATGGTGTCAGCGGTAGCGTCCGGCATCGGGTTATCTTTTAAAGATACGAACGCAGCACTCGGAGTATTTGCCAATAATGGACTCAAAGGTTCCGATGCAGGTACGTCATTAAAGACGTTACTCCTTAATTTATCACCAATTACGAAAGCGCAGACCAAGGAGTTTAAAGCCCTCGGTATAACTACGAAAGACGGATCAAACCAATTCTTTGACGCTAAAGGTAATATCAAATCTATGGCGGAAATTGCCGGAGTACTACAAAAGCAGTTGAAAGGCTTAACGAACGAACAACGTCAAGCAGCTTTAAAAACTATGTTCGGTACCGATGCGATTCGGGCAGCCAACATCCTTTATAAAGAAGGAACAAAAGGTGTAAATGATTTTAAAAAGGAAATGTCGAAAGTAACAGCGCTAGACGTCGCAAAAGAAAAAATGAATAATGCGTCAGGTGCTATCGAAGTCCTAAAAGGGGCGCTTGAGACATTTCAGATTCAAGTAATGACACCGCTATTGCCTGTTATAAAAGATGCTGCAAATCAATTCGGTAATTGGATGAGTAGCATTAAGCCGGAACAAGTTCAAGCGATGGGCGATAAGATTCGCGATGCAGGGCAGGCAGTGCTAGATTTCGCAAACTTTATTCGGAATAACTGGGTACCAATCCGCGAGACAGTAATTGCATTAACAGCCGGAATTTTGGCGTTAAGAGCCGGAATGCTAGCGTTGATGATAATTAAAACAATCAATACGCTAATGATTGCATACAGAGCAGGAACGCTCGCAGCGACGCTTGCACAATGGGGGCTTAATACGGCAATGCTCGCAAACCCAATCGGCCTTGTGATTATCGCAATTGCCGCTTTAGTTGCAGCCGGAGTTTTCTTATATCGAAATTGGGACGCAGTCAAAGAAAAAACTCAACAACTTTGGGCGAAGCTTGGCGCATTTAAAGGCGTGGCTACACTGGTTTTAGGTCCGCTAGGGTTTATTATCCGAGCAGCGGTAACGATGGCGGAACAGTGGGATTCTACTAAAGGCGTATGGGAAAACGTCTGGAACGGGATTAAAATTGCGGCAGCCAACGCGGTAAACGACGTAATCGGTTCGATCAACAAAATGATAGGTATAATCAACAAGATACCAGGCGTTAATATTCCGATTGTGCCGAAAGTGAATTGGGGCAAATACAAAGGCGTAAACGAAAATGCAAGCACGACAATTGCGAGAACAGGGAAAACGAGTAGTGGTCACGCCATTAGTAGTCACGCGAGCGGACTTAATCGGGTTCCGTATGATGGTTATATCGCCAGACTTCATAAGAACGAACGCGTGTTAACCTCGAACGAAGCGAAGGGTTATAACGGAAAAGGCGGAGGTAATACGTATCAATTCCACGTTCAAATGCACGGAACAGGCTCGACGGAAAAGGATGCGGAAAAATTATTCGAATTGTTCGTTAGAAAAGTTGAAGCTGCGGGAGGTGCTGGCGCATAATGGCTATTCAGTATTGGCTTATATCCGGAAAAACGAAACTACGACTTCCCGTCAATCCCGAATCATTTGCGTACAGCTCCCCGTTTCAATACGACGAAACTGAAGTAGAAGGGCTCGGAGAAGTTACGAACATAGGCTATCGCGGTTTAAAGGATTTTACGATCACTACGTTTTGGCCGAGCGTGTACAATTCGGCTTACTGTAGTTACTCCGGATTTATATCTCCGGATAGTTTCGTCGCACTAATTGAAAAGTGGCGGAATGCTCGCGCACCTATTCGCTATGTTGTCACGGGCGTTAAAGGCGCAAACACTTCGGTAACGATACGCGATTTTGAAGTTGATGCCGAGAGGGCAGGAGCGCCAGGCGACGTCTATTTTACGCTTACATTAAAAGAATTCCGCCAGCCGTCCGTCAAAGTCGTAGACACATCGAAGTCTAAATCGAGTACTACGAAGAAATCGCGCCCAGCACCGCAAAAATCTACGCAAGTAAAAACATATACCGTTAAGTCGGGCGATAGCCTTTGGAAGATTGCGGCGAGAAAAGACGTTTATGGCGACGGAAATAAGTGGCGCAAAATCTACAACGCCAATAAAAAGACAATCGGCAAGAATCCGAACAGAATCTTTCCGGGGCAAAAGTTGGTGATTCCGAAGTGAGTGTTTCGGTAAAATATTACGTTGGTACGAAGATTACCTATTTGACTCCGTTTGTCACCGGAATAACTTGGTCGGGCGACATAACTCAGGCCAGTCGCTCGTGTGAGATTTCAATGAACAATACGAAAAACGGCACGACCCAAGCGGTTGAAATCGAAGTGGGAAGGTCAATTCGCTTGAGCGTTGATGGTGACGAAATATTTCGCGGAGTAATTTTCAAGACTGATAAAACTAGCGACGGAGGTTTGCAGATATCCGTGCGCGACTATAATCACTACCTCACGAAAAATACGGATTCACAGAAATTCGTCAAGATGAAGGCGAGCGACATCGTTAAGTCTATTTGCAAAAAATACGGAATCGACTACGGACAAATCGACGACACCGGCTACGTTTTACCTAAGTTAATTCTGCGCGACAAAACTATATACGACATGATTGTGATAGCCTTGACGGAAACTCGACAGAAGACCGGCAAGGTTTATTTAT